CTGTCATCGGGATTTTTCCGCTATCAAATTGCTTCGCGTAATCCTCCGTTTCTTTCCAGATGTCTCTCCGAAGATCACCTTCCATCGCTAGAGAACTCAGGTCGATTGAATCAAGTCCTTGGAACTCCGATGAATCAACAGTGGCTTGAGGCTTTGTATAGTCCACAAACTTAGGCATGTCATCGAAGTCCATGTAACCATCGATGACCCAAGAATAATTCCTAGACGGAGGGGCTTTGACATAGCTACCATCGCCTCGAAAGTCTAGGCCATTCTCATCAATCCAGTGCTTGCCAGCTTGAACGCCAGATCGAGGGCCACGAATGACACCATCCATTGGGTGCTTGAAGTAGTAATGCCACCCACGTTTTGTTCGTACCTTTATGGGAGATTCATACCCTTCTGCAATAGCCCTAAGTCTTGACTCTTCATTGTCGGCATCGACAACACATAAACCAGAGATAGCCCCAGTCACTATTCCTACATCTGCGTCTGGCCATTTCTCAAACCACTCCACAATCTGTGTGTCTGTTGCGTGTTCTGTCTGGTACTTCTTCCACTTCACGAGGGGGTTTTTCTGTGTAGAAGACAGGGGTATTACCGACCACCCCAGCTCGGCATACTCCAGTGCCGCATCCATATTTGTTGTGCTCATCTGTATTCCTTTTACTCTTGGTGATACGTTTTTAATTTATTTTTTTCTTTTCGAGTATCTTCTCGATCAATCGTTGCTGGAGCTGTGCCACGTTTAATGTGACCCGTCCGAGCGATTACTTCTCTGACCTCTATGGCTTCAAAATAAAAATCCAACTCGATGTCTGGAAAGGCAGTCTTGATGTCCTCCAGTAACTTGCTAGTGATACTGTCATTCTTCATCCATCGGTAGAAAGATGTTCTTGGGTGTCCTGTATATCTAGCGATTGCCGAGGGGCCACCAAGATCACGAAACAATCTGTGTAAGTTCAATCTGTACTGGACTGACATATTAATTTCCTCTTTATGTAAAAAATGTGTTGATTTCGAGACAAGTCTAATTTATATTTGGCATCATTACAAACCTGATCTGTCATTATTAATTAGATGACATAACAAAACGAGGTACTAAGATGGGAATGTTTGATATAGAAGAAAAGAAAGATGACTCGGACATCGTGAATACAACCTGCAAAGAAGAGGTGAAGGAAGAAGCGACTGAACGTATCCAAGATTTAGCACTCGATGTTTTTCTGCTTCAACGAAGGATGGCTGATGCAAAGACTGCATTAGATGACGCGTCAGATGAGTTGACTATGGCACTGCCACCGCACATGAGAGAAGTTGGTGAGTGGAATATTTCCAGTGACAAAATCTCGATCACTACAACTGTGCTTGAACGTATGACATGGGATCAAAAAGTAATGAAGACCATGTTCGACACAAGCCCAACAAGCGTCCCTGATTGCGTTAACTTAAAGTTCGCAGTGACTAAGACACGTTATGAAAGCGCAACTAAGGAAGAGCGTGAGGCTCTCTCAGACGCACTGACTCGAACCCCTGCAAAACCTAAATTTAAAATCGAGGCAATATAATGTTCAAAATAAAATCAACAGCAGATGAGTCAGTACATTTTGAAAAGACTCTCCTGTGTGCTCACCACGGATGGGGTAAAACAACTCAAGCCATTCACGTTCAACGCAAGTATGGCAAGACTCTGATCATCTCACTAGAAGGTGGTCTTAAATCTTTGGAGCATGTGGCCATTGACGTTATCCCTGTCTCATCTTGGGATGGCGAACACGAACCTGACGATGGAATATTTGCATTTCGCCAGACCATGAACATGGTCGGGAAGGCTGACTTTAAAGCTCTAGGTTACAAAGCCATATTCATTGATAGCGTCACTGAGATGGCTGATCAACTGATGGATTTCTTGGAAGAGAAACACAAGAACAATAAAAATACATTTGAGAAATGGGGTGACAACAGCCGCCTTATGATCGGCTCTCTTAAATGGATTCGTGACTTAGACATGCACGTTGTATGTACCTGTCTTCTAAAAGAAGAGGATGACGATAATGGCCTAACTACTTACTGGCCGATGGTGAAGGGTTCACAAGTATCGAAGCAGATCCCTGCTTTGTTTGATCACGTTTTTTGTGGCAAGCGTCACAGTGAAGAAGTGGATGGAGTGTTAACAGTGACTCGCTATCTGGCAACAGATCAAGTCAAAGGTTATTACGCGAAAGCGCGTGACCCTCGGAGGCGTTTACGCCCTATCGAAAAATGCGATGACATCACTGAGTTGTTCACGAAGATGAGCATGAGTGACGAAGAGTTTGAAGAGTATCAGAATAATCAATCGGCCAGCAAAAACGCTGCCAAATAACTGGAGTAGTAAATTATGAATTGGAATGGTTTAAGTGGAATCGATTTAGGTAGCATCGAAGCAGATACAAGCAGCACCACGCTGCAAGCTGGTGCTCATATCTGTCGCATTAGTGATGCGGAATTAAACAAAACTAAAAATGGAAAGGGGCATCGCTTGGCAGTGACTCTAACCTCACTGGATGGATCTGGCCATGTGATGGACTATATGAACGTCCACAATGAGAGCGAGGTAGCAACCGAGATTGGGCTGACTCGTCTCAAGACCCTCCTGAGTCACGCTGGCTATACTCATTCGACCCCTGATGTCACCAAGATGAAGGGCTTAAAGGTCGGTGTTCATGTTGTGCAAGGAGACGACTGGACAGATAAGAGCGGAGAACGCAGAAAGGGAGGTGGTCAAACACGAGATCGCAATGCTTACTTTGCTCCAAGCGATGGGGCTGTTGCCGCTGCTCCTACTGGCGCAACTACTACTGCTGCTGGTAAGGATTCCTTTGATGATGATATCCCCTTCTAAATCGTAGCGAAATATCAAAGCCCCTTTATTGGGGCTTTTTTGGTAATACAATAAAGAGGATATGAGTATGGAAAAGTTTGATGGCAGTGACTATAAGCCAGAGCGAGATGACCAAAGGCTGGATAAGCAAATAGACAGAGTGAAGAAGGTTTGTAGTAGTGGAGTACCCATGACGCTATCGATGATTGCGACCTTGAGTGGTGATCCAGAGGCTAGTGTCAGCGCACAACTTCGTCATCTGCGTAAAGAGAAACATGGAGCGCATACAGTGGATAAGATTCACATCAGCCAAGGACTTTATCTATACAAGGTGACTCTCAATGACAGATCAACAGCCAGCACTTAATGTAATTACTTTAATCGATGAGGCTTATGATCTGGAGACGGAGAGTAAATCTAGGAAATACATAGGGGCCAGTGGAGTAGGCAATCCATGTGACGCTAACCTAGCGTTTTCATTGCGAGGATTTCCTAACACTGAGCCTCCAGCATTTCTCAAGCGCATCTTTAAGATGGGACACACAATCGAGGAGATCGTTGTTGCTGACTTGAAGAAAGTTAAGGGTGCTGTGGTCATCGAGAATGATCCAGCCACTGGAGAGCAGTGGAGTTATCAGGAATTAGGTGGACACATCAGCTCCCATACTGATGGCATGATCGAGTTGGGTGGCAAGAGATACATCCTTGAAATTAAATCCATGAACAACACCAGCTTCCAGAAATTTCTTTCAAAGGGTGTAAAAATATCGCACCACTCTTACTACTGCCAACTCCAGATGTACATGGCACTGGCTGACATGGAAGAGGCATTTTTTATTGCTTACAATAAAGACAAGTCTAGGTATCACGCAGAGATAGTTGAGTTTGATCAGATAGAATGGAGCTACCTCAAGCAGAGGATAGTCACTGTACTAGATGGTGATGCTACTAAGATTTCTGTGGACATGACCGACTGGAGATGCAAAGGATGTTTCAAAAGAGATGCTTGCTGGGATGACATAGATGTACCAGTTGAGGCTTCAAGTTGTCAGTTCGCCAAGCCAGTGAAAGATGGTACATGGTTGTGCGATAGTTGCGGAGGCACTGACGGCTGCAATGATCCAGAGAAGTACATGCGTTACAGACCGAGGGATAGACGATGACTGATGCAATGGTTGAGCACCCTGCTCACTACGCTGACAAGGAAATAGAAACGCTTGATTGGATAGAGAGCGAGGCTAAGTCAGCTTCACTGGCTGGAATAGATGGAGCGACTATTGTCTTCATCGCTCAAGTGCATAAGTACACTGCACGTTACCACTCTAAGAATGGACTCCAAGACTTGAAGAAAGCCCAGTTCTATCTGAACCGAGCGATCAACAAGTATGATGTCTAAGATTTATTAGTAACTTTAGAGCGGTCTCCAAACCACCACGCGAAGCACATGGATGTGATTGCGATAACCTGTGAAGACAACTCCTGCTGAGTTAGCGTATCAAATGTTGCAGCGATATAGGCTGTTAAACACACCATCATCAACGTCAGTAACGGCCTCACTAAACGAAGTACATTGTTTACCCACACGCTGGTCTCTCCAACACTGTTCGCATGTTGATACGAAGCAACTCTAACTGACTCATCAGCAGCGACATTAACAATCGCTTGCTCACTCTCCAGTTCATCCTTACGAGCTGCAAGCTGACGATCCAACAATGATTTCTCATGCTCGTAATCTATCTGCTTGGCTTTTAACTCTTCCTTGTATTGCCAGATGGAGAGGACTTTGGATACGACTGACCCGAAGATACCGACACCACCACCAAATAATGCTGACCCTAGCATCTCTAACATTATTACCACCTTGCCCGATTAGGGCGATCATCAACGTGTACAAACGTCCGATATTTAGTTCCGATACCATTGAAGCCAGCCAGTTCAGCAAGCTCAATGATCTCCTGCTTGTCGTGATTGCCGATAGCAATGTCGAAAGCTGTAGAAGGATTACTCTTTGTTGCTCGATGCTGGCTCAGTGGTGCTCCACCCACCTTGGCATTGTGGATTGGACATCGGCAGGATGAGTTAATCTTGATTGGAGAAGCAAGAAGAACCCTTAACTTCTCCAACTTTACTATTGCTTGCTCCGAGACAAAGGTGCAACCGCACCCACATCTGCAGGCAAACTCAGACCATTTAAAGTGTGGACTGGCGTATTCACTCATCAGAATCCACCACCAAATCCACCACCAAATCCACCACCCCAACCATTGCTGGATGAAGATGATCCACTTTCAGACCCACCAGCTACAGTATCAACAACGGATTCTCTAACTCCCTTAACACCACCAATGACTGGCACTCTCTCGATGAGAGATCGAATCGCTTGACGCTCTTTAGAGTTAGTGGATTCGTTGCCCATCGCATCACTAATTGCATCTTTAGCTCCTGCTCCAACATTGTAGGCTGAACCGAATAGACCAACGGAGGGGCCAAATACTGTAGAGGCCACACGCATACTTCCATAAGCTCCGTTGTCTAGCTGTTGAACCGAATCGTGCATAATGCCAGCGAGTAAACCTAACCCACCCATTTGCATTAAGGATTCGTAGTACCATCCAGCGAAGTCATCCGCATCTCCGTGGACTTTTTTGTCATAGCCAAGCGACTTGAGAAGGTTACGATTACGAAGCTCCATGCTCGTGCCTTCTTCACCACCTCTGGATTGAACTACGTCCTTTGTTCCTAGTGATGCCATACCAAATCCTGCACCAATGGTGAGTGCATATAGAGCTGGATAGACATTGCCTTTGACTGCTTCACTACCAATGCCACCTTCACCCAAAGTTAAACGCTGCATCATCAATGGGAAAGACTTGAGCTGGAAGATTACGCTACCCCAAGGGGTTTGCGCCCACAAAGGAACATCGTTTGAGTTAGGCGTAAAGATAGACTCGTTTGCAAAACGGATCATACCTTCGCGTACCGCATCATCATCTGCTAGAACTCGCGGATCGTTGAGGTCTTTTGCCCCATCTTTAGCGTAGTCAGCCAGACCATAGCGGTTTAAGAAACGCATGGCAGTTCGGTACTTGATTGATCCATTATCTGCGGTTAACGCTCTGCGCTGTTCCGTGATGATTGCTTGGTGGAATACTGCACCAGCCATCTCTCGGTTCATGTTTGTCCACGGAGTCAATAACGTGAAGTTAAAGAACGCATTGGTTCCTTTGGTTGAGTCAGCTCCTACTAACCCTGTTAGCCGCTCATGGGTAAGGTTCTCCACAGCCACACCAACAGACTGAATAGCCTGTCGGTAGTCAGGATCAGATGCCCACTTTCGCATACCATTAGCCCATGCTCTGAAATTGCCAGAACGAACTAGAGGTAATGCAAGGTCTCCAAGAGATGTTAGAGTCGTCCAACCTAGCAGAGATACTGAGTTAATTGAACGAAGCACCTTAGATGTATTGTTGGCCTGTTTGAAGAATGTATCCTGCGGAGACACAGGCTTACGCTGAGTAACATTAAAGATCGCTTGGGCAAACTTGTATTCCTTCTCAGGAATCATGCCTTGCTTTCCTCCAAACTCAGTTAGGGCATTAGCGATTGCATCTGCCCTTCTCTCCCATGCTTGAGTCGCTTTGGGGTGAGCGGTAACTAAAAACTCCCTTGCTGCATCAGCACCTTGTAACTGTGCAATCTCCATTGCTTGCTGAACAATCTGTTCTGCTTGGGCAGGATCTTTAGTTAGTGGCTGGAACAACTCTCTTTCAATATCTGTGAGTTTTCTATCCGTACCATCTGGCACAACAATTTCACGAGAGAATACTTTACCCTGTGTGATTAGCTCCACCGCACCTCGGATACCATGCTCGGCAGTATGAATGTAGTCGTAGAATCCGTGGGAGTTCGTACCAAATTTATTAGCCATACCAACTCTACGAGTAGACAGGTCAAAATACTTAGTCATCATTCCTTCAAGATCAGTCTCCAAATACTTCTCAAGTGACCTTAGAGAGTCGGGGTACTTATCAAGACGTATCATCC